AAACTTGCTGACTGGGCAAGGGATGCACTGACTTGGTCAACGGATATAAAAGTAGTTGTAGAAGATTCATCTTTACAGAATATTACCTTTAGAAAATATGTTGATGGTAAGGCACGAACGAAGATTAGTCGAAATGTAGGCATGAACCAAGGTGCCAGTAGATTTACCATTGATTGGTTGGAGTTGTATGGACATACAGTAAAAGGAATATCACCACAGGATAAAGGAAGCAAATGGACATTGGATTATGCCATGTCCGTAATTAAAGGAATGAAGCTTGAAGTGACTGGAAACAAAAAATTATCACAAGATGAAATTGACGCTTTCCAATTAGCGTTAATATCAAAAGCATATTTCAAATGATACAGGAAAAAGTTATCAGAAAACGTCTTAACAATCTTGAACAAATATACATAGCCGAATCAATGAAGGATCGGAGAAAACAAGATAAATGGTTTATGGGCATTATTGAACAACGCATGAAACAAGAGAAAACTAAACTATCACTTTTAAAAATAGGTACACATGGCTGCTAAAAACTATGGACTGGATAAGAAGCAAATAGCACTTTGTGAGGCTATGATAGCAAAGTATCCAAAAGGCATTAAAACAAATAATGTTGTAAGCTCCGCATCAACACTTGTATCTTTTTACAATTCCAAAGATGAAAGAAACAAACAATTTTACCAGTATATGAATCCGGAAAGAATGGTATCTTTGTTATGGCAAGTAGTTAAAATAAACAACGAGAAAGAAGATGTAAAAGAATCAGCCGTTAGATTATTAAATAAGTTACTGCAGGATATAGTTGTTAATTAGTGTTTGTTGATGTTTAAGGTGTTTAAGAGGCGCAAGAGAGATACTTGCGCCTTTTTTATTCCCACACTACACCTTGCTGCACAGCGTAGTCTAAGATGCCCTTTGCGTGCGCTTTAGCAATACTCTGCTGCCAAGACAAATCAATCATTAAACCAGCATCAGAATAATTGGTAAAGAATCCATTCTCCGACAACACCGCAGGCATGGATACACCGGTAAGCATAGTAAACCTTGCCTCCCTATCCAAATCACCATCTAAATAATCAGCTCTATGCACCCAGCCTGGTGTACTACTCTTTACCTGCTCCCCGATACAAGTTGCAAGCAGATCCGCTTTCGTTTGTCCAGGTGATGTAAATATTTCCCATCCTCTGGCAGTTGTTGCTGCGGCTGCATTGCCATGAATAGAAACAAGTACAGAGTGTTTAGCTACAGATGCGTAGGAGTTGGCAAGTTGGCAGCGTTTATTCAATGTTGTGTCATGGATAGGCTCGTATATCTTTTTAACTGAAAAGCCATAGTCAAGGAGGTACTGCTCTAAATAGTTAGCTAAAGAGCGATTAAACACTCCCTCAAAAAACCATCCATAGGAATGAAACTTGCCTGTGCGATGTTGGTAGCACTTTGAAGGATAGGTAACATATTTCTCTGGGCCCGTTCCGTTTCTCATGCCACCATGCCCGGCATCAAGGCATATTAAAAATTCATTTGCTTTCATGTTTTATATTTTTAAGGGGAGAAGAAATTAATCAACTCCCCTCGGCACTAAGGTAGCGACTTCTCTGCGCCTATAACTTAAACCCGATGAGCGAAAAAGCTGCGGAAATTATAGAAAATTTTGGCGGTAAACTAACCGAAATCTCTTTCCCAGCACATTCGCGGCTTGTCTCCTTGATTTTATCCCAAATGATTTGAGCAAGTTTAACATATTCTCGCCATGTAAATTTGACCTTCTTTCCATCATCAGTAAGAAGTACATTTACCTCTTGTGCAAGTTCTGCAAAATTGAAAGCGTAACAACTCACGTCTCCTAAAGGACTGGAAATTGTATCTGCATTTTTAAGGGCATCTTTTAAATTAGTTTGCATATTATTTGTTTTTAACGTCTGAAAAATCTAAGAATTAGCGTTCCAATATTTACTCCAGTCATTGACTTTATGTTTTCTGAAATACTATAAAGCTCCGTTGTGGCGATGGTAAAGGCTACCATGTAAGTAATGTTTAAAGGTAAGCTAAAAGTATTTTTTGCACCTTCAAAAATCATGATGCCAACAAAGTAAACAACCACCTTTTGCGATGTGCGATAAAGCCCTTTGCTCGTTATCGCCTCTCCCCTTTTCCTTGCCGCCATGATTCCCGTGACCGTGTCTGCAAAAACAACAAAGATTGTAAATATCAAGAAATGTTTGATGGGTAAGAAAAACGAGAATAGCACTCCGCAACAAATTGAATAGGCAATGCCATCGTAACCAAGTTTAAAAATATTGTATATAACTGCTTTCATTATTCAAGTTTTATTAACCTTACATCACCATCCACCGTTGCAAATTTGCCATCAGCATATTTGTACAAGTCGTATTTAACGGAGTTAAAGGTAAAGCTAATTTGATTGGTAAATGTAGCTAAAAGCAAGTTGGTTGAAATAGAATAAACTTTGCCGTTGTCTGGGTTGAAGATTAAACGCTTGTTGTTGTTTAACTCAATAACACCATCAATAATTTCACCGTTAAAATTTAGCCTCCAGTCACCGACAAACTTTGCCGTATCCCGTTGAGCCGTTGTAAAATACACAGGCTTACCACTAATTTGAACGTGTAAGTCGTTGTAATAATTTATCCTTTGCACCGATTTACCCTTTGTGATAATAGGCTTTGCGTGAATGGCAATCGTGTTACTTTGCCTTTCAGCATCGGTGACAAGGCTTTGAATGGCAGTTGCACTATCTCCCAATATTTGCTTTGAGCCTGTGACTGTGCTATCCGACAAAGTAGTCTGCTGAATGATGTAATAAATGTTGCCTTGCTTTTGAATGTACACCGTGTCTTTGACAACGTCTTGCGCAAAGGAAAACAAGGGAAGGAATAAAAATAGGTATCTCATTTTATTTATTTTCGAGGTTAATAATTCTTTGTTCAAGTGCTTTGATTTGGGCTTGTTGCTCCTGTATGGCTTTGGTGAGGATGGGTATTAATTTTTCAGTCATTAGTCCAAGTGCGCTGTCATCTTTATCCTCATCTAATTTTTTTACAACCGCTTTGGCAAATAATTCTGTTGACAATGCTCCTTCGACATCTTGAGCAATAAAACCTATTTCATCAAATTCACTAAAATTGTTTTCAGTTGTACTTATAAAATTAAATTTAACTGGTTTTAATTTATTTATAATTTCTAATCCTTTATCTAAAGGTTGTATATTTTCTTTAAATCTTATATCAGAGGTTGCAATAGTTGCATTTGTTGCAAATATTTGAGAATTTACTTGTAATTTATAAGCACCTTGGTCAGCTGTGTAACCAATCCATAATTCGCCACCTACATCTAAAGTCATTGCTTGTGTAAAAGATACTGTTGCATCAGCACTACCTGAAGCGCTTGAGGATAAAAAATAATAACTACCATTATCTGTTTGAAATCGAGTTGAATAACCGCTGCCGATAAATTTATTAACACCAGCATTTTGGTCATAATAATAATTTGTACCTACATAAGCAACATTTGATGATGCAGACCCAGCAAAAGTAGCATTACCAGCTTGAAATGTAGGTAAATCTGTTGATAAATTTTTTGGAGTAACACCTAAACCTAAAGCTGTTGATGTTAATCTTAATCTTTCTGTTCCATTAGTTGAAAATCCTAATGTATTTGATACTGGTAAAAACATTCCAGTGCCCGTTAATGTTGATGCCGTTGGGTTGAACCTTGTTGCCGTCACCGCGCTTGTAAAAGTCTTTGCTCCTGCAATACTACTTTGCGTCGTTGTCAAATCTACAAAGTTTTGCGTTGCACTTCCCGTTCCCCCATTCGCCACCGCCAAAGTACCGCCCAATGTTACCGCGCCACTTGTTGCCGTGCTTGGTGTTAATCCTGTTGTTCCACCGCTAAAGGTTGTAACCGAAGTACCTCCTCCAGCTTGTATCCATCCATTACTTGCCGTTTTATAATGCCATAGCAAATTAGTAACCGTATCAAGCAAAAGAAAAGCACTTGTATCTTGTTTGTTTGCCCGTGTTATTTTGCTTGTTGCCGTGACTGTGTCAATGGATGCCACACCCCGCCAAATAAGCCCATCGGCAGTCGTCTGCTCACCAAGCGTTATCTTTTGGTTGCCATTGCTCGGATACTGTGCCCATGCAAGGCAAGGGACAAGGAAGAGGAAGAGGGAAAGGAGTTGTTTCATGTTTATGTTTTTTTAGTTTGCTTGTAAAATCCTCCAGTATGTGCCATCACTAACCAATACTGCAAATTTTGCTTCTGTACTACCAGATAAAATAGTTGTAACAGCAGGAGTAGTACCTAATGCAAATGTAATTATATTAGATGTTGCAGACTTTACAAGTGTAGTAATACTGTTTTTTACAACAATTTCTTTACCTGTATAATCTGCTGCATTTGGAAGAGTTAAAGTAACAGTTCCACTATTATGTATATCAACATATTTATCAGTTGCAGGCACTGTTATTGATGTACCTGTATATCTTGTATAATTACCTGTACTTGCAGACAATGTACCACTTGCTAAAGATAAGCCACTACCTACTGTAACTCCAACCACCTGCCCTGTGCTACTCCTACCAATAACACTTGTAGCAGTGCCAGATACAGATGATAAAGTAACCGTACCACTAAATGTTTTATTTCCTGTTA